GCGTCGGATGGTGATATAAAAAAAATCGGGTCTCTGAATCCCGCGTGTAGAGCCAAATGCTGAAACCCCGGAGGCCCGGAAATGACCCCCTCGCAGAAAAAGTCAGGGCGGAAACAGGCCCCGAGGGTCCCGAAGGCGATCCCGGCCCGGTCCAGGTGGCGGGCGACCCGCTCCGAGATCCTCGCCCGCCTCGGCGAACCGACCCGCCTCGAAACCGAACTTACCGATCGCCTCGTCCTGAACCTGATCGAGGCCGACCGCGCCCTGACCGATGCCACGAAGGACCCGATCCAGACCGGCTCCCGGGGGCAGTTGGTCGAGCATCCCGGTTTTCGGATAGCGGCCCGATGCGAATCGACCGCCCTCGCAATCGCGACGAAGTTAGGAGTCCTCGACGTTGCCCGACCGAACTCCGAAGACACCACCGAAAAGGAAACGGCCCCGGTCGACCGGGTCGAGGACGAACTCGCCGCAATCCGGAAACGGAAAACGACCGCCTGAACTCGCGACCTTCGAGCGGTTCTGCCGGGAGATGGTGCTACCCGACCGGACCCCGTTAGAGATCGAAGACTTCCAGCGGCAGCTCCTCTCCGACTACTTCGAGGGGGTCCGGGAAACCCTGATCCTGATCCCGAAGAAGAACGGGAAGACGACACTCCTCGCCGCCCTCGCGACCTACCACCTACTCACGACCCCGGACGCCGCCTGCTACGTCGGAGCCTCGTCCCGGGAGCAGGCTCGGATTCTCTACGACGAGGCCGCCGGCCTGATCCGTCGGTCCGAATGGGTGGCCGAGCAGGTGAAGGTCCAGGCCGGGTATCTGCGGATACTGAACCGGGCCGACTCGGGGTTTATAAAGGTCCTCGCCGCCGATGCGAACACGGCCGACGGGGTCATCCCGACCCTCGCCCTGATCGACGAACTTCATCGCCATAAGACCGGCGACCTTTACGCGGTATTCCGGGACGGCCTCGGTCCCCGTCAGGGGCAGATGGTCACGATCTCGACGGCCGGCGACGACCTCGACTCGCCCCTCGGGAAAACCCGGGCCTCGGCCCGAGCCCTGCCGGGATTCGCTAAGGACGGCGCCTATCACTACGCCCGATCGGACGCCCTTTCCTTTCACGAATACGCCCTCGAACAGGAGGACGATCGCGACGACCTGGACCTAGTGAAGACCGCTAACCCGGCCTCCTGGCAGACCGTCGACGAACTCGGGAAGCGGCACTCCTCCCCGACGATGCGATCGTGGGAGTGGGCCCGGTTCGCCTGCGGGGTATGGGTCTACGGCGAGGACACCGCGATCTCGGACACCGAGTGGGCGGCCTGCGCCGATCACGACGCCGAGATCCCGGCCGGCTCCGACGGGGTATTCCTCGGGGTCGACATCGGACTCCGGCGTGACACGACCGCCCTCGTCCCGGTATGGCAGGCCTCCGACGACGACCCGATGATTATCGGATACCCGACCATCCTCCACCCTCCGGAAGGCGGCTCGGTGTCCTTTCAGGAGATCCTTCAGGCGATCGAGAACTACTCGGCCCGATACCCGGGTCTGACCGTCGTAATCGACCCGAACGCAGGCGGGGAACTCGTCGCCGACCGGATCGAAAACGACCTCGGTCTCGACGTAACGATCTACTCGCAGCAACCGCGCCCGATGGCACTCGCGGCGCAACGCCTAACGACCGCGATCGCGAATCGGGCGATCCGGCATCCGGACCATTCAGAACTGAACCGGCACGTCCTCTCGGCCGTCCCGAAAACCGTCGGCGAGTCGTGGCGGTTCGGGAAGTCGTCGAAGCGGTCGGTCCCGAACGACGGCGTCATCGCCTTGGCGATCGCCGTCTCACAAATAGCGGCCCCGGCCGCCGGACCCTCGGTTTACGAGGAAAGGGAACTCGTCGTCCTATGACCTTCATCTTCCTACTCGGCCTCGCGGCGATCGTCGCCGGCACCGCCCTCATCTATCCCCCGGCGGCCCTGATCGTGGCCGGTGTCATCGCGGCAGGCGTCGCCCTCCGGCTCGGTGAGACCGAATGAGTCTCCTCGGTCGTATTCGCGGCGAAACGCGCTCAGGGTCGATCACGGCGCCCCCGACGTGGCTAATCGAGGCCCTGAACCCGGGCGGGAAACTGATCGGGAAACCGGTCACCGTTGACTCGGCCCTCGGCCTGGTCCCGATCTACTCGGCCGTCTCCCTGATCTCCGGGGCCGTCGCGACCCTGCCCCTGGTCGTCTATGCGAACGACGAACGGGTAACCGACCTCCGAGCCGACCTCCTCCACCGGCAGCCGAACCCGGAGATGGCAGCCGACGAGTTATGGGAGATCGTGACCTCGCACCTCCTCCTATGGGGGAACGCCTTCCTCTACAAAAAACAGGGACCCCTCGGGGTCTCCGAACTCTGGCCGATCTCCCCGCGCCGGGTCACCGTCTCACGGATCGACGGGGTCCGGACGTTCTTCGTCGAGGGCCGCCCGTTCTACGAGGACGACATCCTCCATATTCGCGGCCTATCCGAAGACGGGCTCCTCGGGTATTCACCGGTCCAGGTCAACAAACAGGCGATCGCTAACGCCCTAGCGCAGCAGGGGTTCGTCGCCGAGTTCCTAAACGACGGCGGCCGGCCGTCGGTCATCCTCCGGCACCCGCAGCACCTTTCCACCGAGGCAGCTCGTCGCCTGAAAGCGTCGTGGGATTCGGTCGGGTCCGGCGGGACCGCCGTCCTCGAAGAAGGGATCGAGGTCGAGCGATGGACTATGCCCCTAGCCGACGCGCAGTTCGTCGAGCAGCAGCAGTTCTCCGACCTCCGGATCGCCCAAATGTTTAACCTTCCCCCGTCGAAACTCGGGGCGAAGTCGGGCGACTCCCTGACCTATTCGACGACCGAGCAGCAGGGCCAGGACTTCGTAACGTATTGCCTCGCCCGATGGCTGAAACGGATCGAGGCCTCCCTTCGCCGAGATCCCGAGATTCTTCCCCCCGGCTACGAACCGGAGTTCCTCGTCGAGGGGCTCCTCCGGGCCGATACCAAAACCCGGTTCGAGGCCTATCGGGTCGCGATCGAGTCCGGGTTTATGACGATCGACGAGGTCCGCACCCGCGAAAACCTCCCGACCCTCGACCTTCCTCAGATTGGAGAAAACAGTAATGACCCCTCCGCATAACCCGCCCGCCCCGGTCGGCCTCGCCGAGATCCGGGGCCTCGAACTTCGCGACGCCGCACCCGACCCCGACACCGGGGCCGAGCGGTTCGAGTTCGTCGGTCACGCCGCCGTCTTCGACTCCCCCTCCGAGAACCTCGGGGGATTCAGGGAGACGATAAAGCGGGGAGCGTTCCGGAACGTCCTCGATCAGGACGTCCGCCTGCTCGTCAACCACGACCCGAATATGCCCCTCGCCCGGGGTGACGCCCTGACCCTGAACGAGGACCCGACGGGCCTCCAGGTTCGGGCGCTGATCCGGTCCGACCTCTCCTACGCCCGGGACCTGCGGATCAACCTCGAAGAAGGCAACGTGACGCAGATGAGTTTCGCCTTCGGGTCCGACGTCGAGGACGAGTGGACCGAGGGGACCGACGGGGTCCTGATGCGGACCATCCGGCGGTTCGGGTCTTTGTTCGACGTCTCGCCGGTCACCTACCCGGCATACCCGGCAACCGACGCCGGCCTCCGGGCCATCTCCAGACTTACCCGAGGGGAACACCTCTCGGACGAGGAGTGGGAGGCGATCTCCGCCCTCCGCTCCGACTCACCGACGCCCGGTTCGACCGATGGCGACGACGTGGCCGATGCTCCGGAGCCCGTCGTCGAGCCCGTCGAAACCGACGAGCAGGCAACGGTCGAGGAAACCGACGACGACGGAGCAGGCCTGACGGCCTCGGCCGCCGCTCGCCGACTCCGGCTCCTGGCACATAGGGCCAGGGCCTAACGACCAACAACACGAAAGGAGAAACGCGAAATGAGCGTTTCTATCATCGAGGACCTCCGCGCTAGGCGGAAGGGCCTCCTGGACGAGATGCGGAGCATCCAGTCCACCGCCGAGGCCGCTGACCGCGACCTCACCTCCGACGAGGTTCAGGAGTTCGAGCGCCGGGAGTCTGACTTCGACGCCATCTCCGGCAGGATCGACCGCCTCGAAAAGATGGAAGGTTACGCCGTCGACTCGCAGCGCGAGAACCCGGCCCTGACCGACACCGTCGAGGACGACGCCATCTCCGCCGACCCCGCCGAGGTTCGGGAGATCGAGCGCCGCGCCTTCGAGAAGGTCCTCCGCAACAAGGGCGACCTGTCCCGTCTCGACCGCGACGAGCGGGCCGCCCTTCAGGTCGGCACCGACTCCGAGGGCGGCTACACCGTCCCGGACGCCTTCGAGCGTCAGATCATCGAGTCGATGAGGGAGTTCGGGGTTATCAACGCCCTGGCGACTCACATCGTCACCGGTGACAACGGTCAGGTGACCATCCCGACCGTCGCGACCAACTCGACCGCCGCGTGGACGGCGGAGGAGGCCAACTACACGCAGTCCGAAGGCACCTTCGGGCAGGTCGTGCTGAACGCCTACAAGGTCGGCGTCATCTCGCAGATCTCTGACGAGCTGATTACCGACTCGGCGTTCGACCTCCTCTCCTGGCTCGCAAAGGACCACGGCGAGGCGCTCGGTCTGAAGACCGGGGAGGCATACGCGACCGGCGCATCCAACGCGACCGACAAGCCGCGCGGACTCGTCAACAAGGCGACCGTCGGTGTCACGTCGGCAGTCAACACCGGTTTCACCGCCGATGAACTGATCGACCTCCAGCACTCGGTGAAGGCCCCTTACAGGGCTAACGCCTCCTGGCTGATGAACGACGCGACGGTGAAGATCGTCCGGAAGTTCCAGGACCAGGACGACCAATACATCTGGCAGCCCGGTCTTCAGGCCGGATCGCCGGACACCCTGCTCGGCCGGCCGGTCTACACCGACCCGTCGATCGACACCGTCGCCGCGACGAAGAAGGTCATCGTCTTCGGCGACATCGAAAAGGCCTACGTCATCCGTGACGTCGAAGGCGTGACCGTGAAGATCCTCTCGGAACTTTACGCCGCCTCGGGCCGGATCGGTTTCCGGACGAGCCTCCGCACCGACGGAGACCTCCGGGACTCCGAGGCCTCGAAGGTCCTCGCGATCAAGGCCTAGTCCGCCTCTAACGGACTCACGGATTCAGGCGGGGGGTTTCGGCCCCCCGCCGGTTTCCGGCCCCTGAAACTTCCCCCCGAAAGGACCCCCGATGAAGGTCAGAATGACGACCGGGTTCGGAACTGCCGACCGGAACTATCACGCAGGCGAGGAGATCGACCTCGACACCGACGAGGCTAAGGCACTCGTCGAGGCCGGGTTCGCCGAGCCCGTCGGGTCGACCCCTGCGAAGCGGGCCTCCACCCGTAAGGCCCCCGCAAAGAAGAAGGCAGAATGACCCCGACCCCCTCGACACCGACGAACTGGACCCCTCCGGCCCTCGTCACCGTCGCCGAGGTGGAGGACTTCGTCTCCGACGTCGGCCTCCTGGACCTCGACACCGACAAGGTCGAGGACACCCGCGACTATGCCATCGCCCGGATCGAGGACGCCTGCGGCGTCGCCTTCGTCGAGCGGGAGGAGGTCGAGATCGCGACCGGCCGGGACGGGTTCGCCCTGCTATCCCGGCCCCGGGTCATCGAGGTCCTGAAAATCGACAACGTCTCGGCCGTCTCCGGTCCCTACCCCGAGGGACGGATACCCCTCGACGACGGGGATCACTCGATCCTCTATCGCCACGGCTACGAGACGACCCCCCTCCCGATAAAGCGGGCGGTCCTGCTATTGACCCGTCATTACCTGACGATCGACCCGACCGACATCGACGAACGGGCCACCTCGAAGTCAACCGAAATGGCCTCCTGGTCCCTCGTCACCCCGGGGGTCCGGGGCGCGATCTTCCCGATCCCCGAGGTGAATCAGATCGTCTCCGACTATTCCTACGCCGGGGACGTGGTCTAGTGACCGCACTCCCCGAGGTGGAGGCCCGACTGTTCGACCGGATCTCCGACGCCCTCT